TCAGTGATAGTATGTGGATACAACAAGAGAAGTTTGACTACTATATCTATGCACGTATCAATGAAGAAGAAACAGAACTAGATGTACAAGGATGGATGAGTAAGTATGACATAACAGAATGTAAAAATAATAAAGCATGTGAAATTGTTACACGAAATGGTAGACAAGATTATGTATTCTCTACTAATCTTATGAAAAATATTAATACTTTATTTAAAGGAGAACAACATGAACACAGACTTACTAGATAAATTTTGTATGAAAACCTATGGTCATACTAATTGGTATCAAGTACAACATGAAGGTGAAGAAGAAGAACATATTGCTATCGTGTTTGTTAAAGAAGACTATGATGAATAAAGAAGATTATGTATTTTGTATGATTATGCTATTGCTTTTATATCTATTTTGTGTTATACTATTAGTCTAACTAAGGAGAAGTATATGAAAATATTATTAACAGTATTAACTTTAACAACATGCGTAACTGTATTAGCTACAGAATCAGAGACTGTATATACACCAGAAAAAACTTATACTTGCTGGGTGTATGATGATGGTACTAGGATATGTTACTAATGAGGTGCGTAGCATGTGATAGAAATCTCTCTGACTTTGAGTCAACACGTAAGTCTCATGATACAGGAGAGTACGTTGATCTATGTAACAAGTGTTACAATGAAATACAATCAGACATAGATAACATAGATGAACGAGAAGACTTACGACATGAAGACGACATGATAATTGATTGGGAGAACGATGAGTAAATTTTTTAAGCTAGGTCCTTGTCCACACTGTGGATCAAAGGACAATCGTGCTGAGTATGAGAATGGTTTCTGGTGTTTTGGTTGTAGTAAATTAGAACAAAAGAATGATACCCAATCACTACGAGATAGACTTAAACGTAAGGAACAAACTACTACTATGAAAGCAGGTCAACTAATTGATACAGTTAAAGAGATACCACAGAAAGCAATGAAATGGTTGCTATCTTACGGCATCTCCCCCGAAGAGATAGAAAAATACGGTATCTCCTGGAGTCCATCACGACAGCTGCTAGTATTAATTAGCCGTAAAGACTATTGGCAGGGTAGAAACTTTGGCTTTGGTAACATTAAGTATTACTCTCAAGGTATTAAACCCTTGACAGTGTATGGTAAAGGTGATACAATAGTAGTAGTAGAAGATGTTTTGTCTGCTACTAAAATAGCAAGATGCCGTGATGAAAGTATATGTGCCAGTCCTTTGCTTGGCTCCTCGTTGAGCAAGCAAAGTATGGCTCAGTTAACTAAGAGGTACAAGACAATACACGTATGGCTTGATAGAGATAAGGCTAAGGAAGCTATACGTATAAGAAATAAACTAAGAGCTTTAGGTATTACAAGCAAGGCTATCATTACACCGCTTGATCCCAAAGAGTATAACAAAACGGAGATTATGAAATGGTTGAAGAGTTAATAATAAAGTTATTCTGTGATGACAGATCATACTATAACAATTACTACAAGTATATAAATCTAAATTATATTAAAAATAATTTTAGTAATATATATAAGTTGTTCCTTATAGTACACCAGTACTATGAGGCTAATCAAAGTCATGCACTAAGTAAGTTAGACTTTGAGTTAGCATACCATAGTAGTTACTTGTTAGAAGATAGTGAACGTAATGAACTATCAGATACGCTTGATCGTATACTAGCTCTTGATGTTAATGTTGACAACACAGTAGGTTACCTCAATGAACACAAGAAACGCTGCGTTGCAGGAGAGCTAGCTAAGGTAGCACTTGATGTTGAAGATGGTAGTGCTGAACTATCTGATCTACTAGATAAGGTTAAAGAATTTGAAGCTGATGACATAACAGAAGATGCTGCTAACACAGTTAACATGGACTTGAGTGAGCTATATGACACAGCAATAGCTACGCCTGGTCTACGTTGGAGACTTGATTGGCTTAACAAATCACTAGGCTCTCTACGTAAGGGTGACTTTGGTTTCATCTTTGCTAGACCTGAGACAGGTAAGACTACGTTCCTAGCTAGTGAGATGACACACATGGTAACACAAACAGATGGTGACATCCTATGGTTTAACAACGAAGAACAAGGTAAGAAGGTAGCAATCAGATGTTACCAAGCATTGTTTGGTGTAGACAGTGAGACTTTATTTAGTAACGTAGATAGATACAAAGAAGAGTATCATGATCTCATTGGTAGTAGGATTAAGATATATGATTATGAAGACTCAAGTAGCTACAAGCGGATTGAGTCTATCATTAAAGAAGTTAATCCCTCATTGATTATCTTTGATCAGATAGATAAGATAAAAGGATTTAAGAATGAACGCTATGACCTTGAACTTAAAAAGATATACCAATGGGCAAGAGAAATAGCTAAGAGTTATGCCCCTGTCATTGCCGTATCCCAAGCAGGCGGCACTGCCGAAGGCAAGGTGTGGTTAACAATGGATGATGTAGACAGCAGCAAGACTGCAAAGCAAGGTGAAGCTGACTGGATACTAGGCATAGGNAAAGAACAAGACAACACAAGTAACATGCGATTCNTAAACATCAGTAAAAATAAATTAATTGGTGATAAAGATACACTGCCTGACTTGCGACATGGCAACAAACAGTGTATGATTAAACCTAACATAGCGAGGTATGAAGACTTATGAGTTACTTAGTATTAGACGTAGAAACAACCATTAGTAATAATGGTAATCCCTTTGATAAGACTAACAAGTTATGTATGGTTGGTATGTTATCACAAGATGAAGTTAGTATAGAAGACATAGAGTTCTCCGTTGAACCCTACCGAGAATCACTTGATCGTATCCAATTAGCCGTGGATAAGTGCGATGTGTTGGTAGGGTTTAATATTAAGTTTGATTTACACTGGCTTAAAAGATATGGTATTACCTTTGATAAGAAAAGAATATGGGACTGTCAGTTAGTACAGTATGTATTATCTAACCAAGAAAATTCTTATCCATCATTAGATGCAACATCAGAGTACTATGGTCTAGGTAATAAACTAGATGAAGTTAAAGAAAACTATTGGAAGAATGGTATTGATACTACTGAGGTACCTGAAGAGATACTGTCTGAGTATCTACAACGAGACTTAGAACTAACTGAGAAAGTTATGGTCAAGCAAATGGAAGAGTTGTCTAAGCGACCTCATCTCCGTAAGCTCATAGCTCTACACAACCAAGACTTACTAGTGCTGCAAGCTATGGAATACAATGGTATGCAGTATGATTATGATAAGTCTAAAGTATTAGGAGATGAACTTGAAGAACAGATATCCAAACTTAACAAGAAGCTGCATGACTTTCATGCTTACGATGATTTTAATCCCAATTCTGGCGAGCATCTTTCTGCTTTTCTTTATGGTGGGATCATTAAGGAGCGTTTTCAACGCCCCATTGGACATTACAAGACTGGCGTACGCACAGGCGAAGTTAAGTATAGGTGGGAAGAGCAAGACAAAGAGTTTCCACGAAGAATAAATCCTTTGCCTAAGACTGAGCTTAAGAAAGAAGGGTTCTTCAGTACGAATGAAGAGACCTTACGTAAGCTAACACCACGTAGTGATGAAGGTAAAGAGATACTAAGAATTATATTGGCACGTGCTACCATGCAGAAACGTATGACTACATACTATCATGGTGTGCCACAACTAATTGATGAGATGCACTGGGCTAATGGAATTATACATGGTCAACTCAATCAATGTAGGACTAAGACAGGTAGGTTAAGTAGTAGTAAGCCTAACCTACAGAACTTTGATGGAGAGATTAAGACTCTCTTCCCAACTAGATATGGAGAACAGATATGAATGAAGAAGATAACTTTGAATTTAAAGAAAGACAACTAGAACGACAAGCATTAGAGCAAGCAGCTGACTTAAGTATTTGTATAGATTTTAGTGAGGTGTTACATAAACATAGTGTAGAGTATGTACTAAATAGAATGTTACCTAGTGCTAAACAAGAACTAAAACGTAAGATAATAAATGATTATCATAAACGATTAATAGACTCTAACGTAGGATTATAATATGTTACTTAATGCAGATGCAAAACAACTTGAATGGATATGTGCTACCTATCTATCCCAAGATAAGGTAGCTATAGATGAGATCAACAACCAAGTTGATCAACATGCTGATAACCAAGCAAGGTTTGGATTGCCCTCACGATTGATTGCTAAGACTTTTGTCTTTAGATTAATCTATGGTGGTAGTGCTTTTAGTTATGCTAATGATCCTAACTTTAAAGATATAGGTAATGAAACCTTTTGGCAAGGTGTGATTGATCAGTTCTATGATAAGTATACAGGACTTAAGGCATGGCATGATAAGATAATGTTTGATGTAAAACAAACTAATCAGTTAGTGATGCCAACAGGCAGAACATATGAATACCAACCTGAGGTTAATAGTCAAGGTAATCTTAAGTATCCTCGCACACGAATCCTTAACTATCCAGTGCAAGGACTCGGTGCTGACCTAATGACTATAGCTCGTGTTAGTTTGTATAACAAGATAGTAAACATGGAAGGTGTTAAGTTAATCAATACAGTACATGATTCTATCATGCTTGACTTTGATGAAAAGGTATGTTATACTAATAGTATAGTTCCAATTGTTAAAGAATCATTTGAGAATGTACCAGCAAACTTTAAACATTTGTTTGGTAAAGATTTCAACCTCCCAGTTAGGGTTGATATACAAGTAGGTAATAGCTGGGGTAACGTAGAAGATGTATAATTTTATAGGAGATTTATATGCAAGTTAATGTTGTAGATGTATCAAGCTTAAACACACATGCTGCTAAGAATGGTAGACAATACCAATCATTAGAAATCATGTACAAGAACGATCAAGGGCAAGCACAGTCTAAAAAGCTGATGTCATTCGCTAACCCTGCCGTGTTTAAAGCTGCTCAAGAATGGCAAAAAGGTGATGTCGTACATGTTAGCACTGAGAAAGATGCTAATGGTTATTGGCAATGGACAGCAGTTGGTGATGCAGATACTACTACAGACAATCGTGGTGGTGATACTGCAGCAGCTCCTCAAGCTAAGGCAAGTGCTCCTACAACTCGTGTAACAGGTAGTAACTACGAGACTAAGGATGAACGTGCTGCAAGGCAAGTAATGATAGTCCGTCAATCATCTATCTCTAATGCAGTAGCAACACTAGCTTTAGCAGGTAGCAATACTACACAAGGTAATCCAAGTGAAGTCATTGCTCTAGCTAAACAGTATGAAGCTTATGTGTTAGGGCAAGCTGCCACTACAGCAGCTGAAGACTTTTCTGCAATTGAGGACATACCATTCTAGGAGAAACTATGGAAGATAGAGATAGAGCAAGTTTATTAGGAGCGATAGCAGTAGCTATTGCTCTACTACTCTTAGTGTACTTAGTACAAAAAGAAAGAGTTTATGATATAGTAGGAGATGAAGTAGTAACCATTGTAGCACCTGCTATACCTGAACCTTATGTAGTAGATTCATATGAATCATCAGTAATAGCAGTACAATCTTGGGATCATTTAGAAGCAGACAATGTTCCTTTACTTGAGATTGAACCTGTTGATGATGTTGTTTATGATTACATTTTAGATGAACAAATAACAGAGCTACCACCTTTACAAGGATAAACATGATTGCATTAATTGACCATGACTTAGTTGTCTTTAGATGTGCTGCAAGTGCAGAACAAGATGACTTTGGTATTGCTAAGTATAGAGCAGATGCGTTGTTAGATGAACTACTTACTAAGACAGGATGTACAGAATATCGTGCATTCTTGTCAGGTAAGTCTAACTTTCGTAAGACAATCTATCCTGAATATAAAGCTAACAGAACTGCCCCTAAACCAATCCATTTAGAAGCATTGAGAGACTATGCACTAGAAGAGATGGGAGCTGAATTAGCACCTGAAGGAATAGAAGCTGATGATGCTATGGGTATCAATCAAACAGATGATACTGTGATTGTATCCTTAGATAAAGATATGCTCATGATCCCTGGTAAACATTTCTCATGGGAAATTAAAGGTAAGGGTTGGGTTAAGCCTGACAAATGGACTGACCAGACTGAGCTCGGAGGACTACGACTGTTCTTTGAGCAATGTCTTAAAGGAGATACTGCAGATAACATTAAAGGTATTGAAAAGGTTGGTGATAAAACAGCAAAGAAAATGTTAGCTGACTGCACTACAGAGCAAGAGATGTTTAATACTGTACGTGCTGCCTATGGCAATGATGAAGAGTTTATTATGAATGCAAGTTGTCTATGGATTCAGCAACATGAAGATGATGTTTGGAGAGATAGATTTAATGCCTATATTCAAAAGTAAGTTAGAAGTAAAAGCTTGGGCAGAACTTAAGAAACATTTTCCAAGTGTCAAGTATGAACCAGATGTGATTGAATACACGCAGCCAGAAAAGATAAGGAAATATAATCCTGATTTTAAGATGGCTAAGAATGTATACATAGAAGCTAAGGGTAAGCTTGACTTAGCTACACGTCAAAAGATGGTATGGTTTAAAGAGTGTAATCCAGGTGTCATAATTATATTTTTATTTATGAATCCTGATAATAAGATAACTAAACGAAGTAAGACATCGTATAGTAATTGGGCTGAGAAAGAAGGTTTTCTATGGTTAGACTTTAGAAAAGATTGGATCAAAGCTTATAAGCAAATAGTTAAGGAGCATACGTAATGAAGAAACATTTAGTAATTGGTGACACCCAAGTAAAGCCAGGCATTAGTCTGGCTTACTTGTCTTGGATAGGTAGATATATTGTTGACAAACAACCAGAAGTTATAGTAATGATTGGTGACTTTGCTGATATGCCTAGCTTATCAAGCTATGATGTAGGTAAGAAATCGTTTGAAGGTAGGACATACAAAGCTGATATACGTGCTGTACATAAAGGTATGGAAGCACTACTCGCTCCTATGAATGCCTTGAACAACAGACTAGCTAAGGCTAAGAAGAAGTTATACAAGCCTAAGATGGTACTGACTATGGGTAACCATGAGCAGCGTATCAACACTGCAATTGAGTATGATAGAAAGTTAGATGGTCTTATATCTTTTGATGATCTACAGTACGAAGAAGCAGGATGGGAAGTAGTACCATTTCTTGAGGTTAAAGAAATAGATGGTGTTGCCTACTCGCACTACTTTGCTAGTGGCGTTATGGGTAGACCTGTAACATCAGCTAATGCTTTGCTTACTAAGAAACATATGAGCTGCGTTGCAGGACATCAACAAGGACATTCAATTGCCTATGGGCAGAATGCGACAGGTAAACAGATGACTGCAATCATTAGTGGTAGTTGTTATTTACATGATGAGAACTATCTATCACATCAGACTAACCAACATTGGAGAGGATTGTATATGTTACACAATGTAGACAATGGTTCATTTGATGAATGTGCTATACCATTGCACTACCTAAAAAGAAAGTACAAGAAATAGCTTGACTTTTGTGTATTTATATGCTATAATATTAATATGAAGAACAGTACAATAAGAGCTAATATAGCTAAAGAAAAACAAGTAGGTGGTAATCATTATAAACAATATGTGATTCAACCTATAGAGTTTATAACAAAAAACAATATCCCTTTTATTGAGGGTAATGTGATCAAGTATGTTCTCCGTTGGAGAGATAAGAATGGTATACAAGATCTTGATAAAGCAATTCATTACTTAGAGTTGTTAAAGGATATAAAAAGAAATGGTAAAAATTAAAGAAAAAAGAGTTTGTAATAAGTGTGGTGAGGTTGCCAAGATATGGGATGCTAAGAAGTGGTGGTGTTCTATAGATACATTAGAAGGTGAGTTCAACATGGTTGGTTACTGTCCACAGGAGAAAAAGAAATGATAGCAGAATATCTATTACTAGTAAGTTTATTAGATCCATTTGGTGCATCGTATGAACAATACGTTGGTAATTTTACATCATGTGATAAAGCACATATGTATTACATAGTACACTTTGATCCTCTAGTTACTAGTGATGGTTATCGTTGTCTTAATGAAGAGTATGTTCATCTACCTGCAGACTGGGATACAACAAGAAAGGAAATACATGAGTAATAGTATTAATGATTATGAAATCACTGGGGCAATCATGCGTAGCAAAGTGCCCTCAAAGAAATACAAAGATAACTATGATGCAATCTTTGGATCACTAACCTGTAATCACTGTGATTTTAAACAGGATAATAAAAACAACGTACTTTGTCAATCATGTGGGAAAAACTATTGATAACAAAGTGGAAGGTCGGTCATAATAACATGCTTACGTTTAAGGAAGTTTGTGAAGAATTATCTAAACTAGACGAGACTACATTACTGGAAGTGCTTGACATCACATCAGATGAACTCGTTAACAAGTTTCAAGATAAGATAGAGGAAGATTTAGAATCATTAGCTATTGATTTAGAAAAAGATTCTGTATTAGATTTATTTAACCAAGATATAGATTAGGAGATAAGAAACATGGATGTATACCAATCGGTAATTGCGAGCTCACGCTATGCAAGATATATACCAGAACTCAAAAGACGAGAAACCTGGGCAGAAACAGTAGATAGAATGGTAAACTACTTACAATCTAAAAATGCAGGACTAGATAAAGAATTTAAAGAAATAAGAGAGGCTGTGTATAACCTTGAGATCATGCCATCAATGAGACTTATGATGTCTGCTGGTGAGGCATGTGATAGAGATAACATTGCAGCATATAACTGTTCATACCTAGCCATCAATAACAAGCGTGCCTTTAGTGAAGCTTTGTACATATTGATGAATGGTACTGGTGTAGGATTCAGCTGTGAACGACAAGAAATTGCCAAGCTACCAGAGATCCCAGCTGAACTATCAGTTGTTGATGATGTCATCGTAGTTGGTGATAGTAAGTTAGGATGGGCGAAAGCCTTTAAGAAGTTACTGTCGTCCCTATGGGAAGGAGATATACCTAGTGTAGACTACTCACAAGTACGTCCTGCTGGTGCACGTCTCAAGACATTTGGTGGTAGAGCTAGTGGTCCTGAGCCTCTTAAAAGATTGTTTGACTTTGTTATAGATACATTTAAACATGCTAAAGGACGTAAGTTAAACTCAATAGAGGTCCATGATATAGTCTGTATGGTTGGAGAGATAGTAGTTGTTGGTGGTGTTAGAAGATCAGCCCTTATCTCCCTATCAAATCTTACAGATAAACGCATGAGAGAGGCTAAAATGGGTGCATGGTACAATGATTTTGCATACCGAGGGTTAGCTAATAACTCAGTAGCTTACACAGAGAAGCCTGATATGGAAACATTCATGGAAGAATGGGTATCTCTTGTTAAGTCTAAGTCAGGAGAACGTGGTATCTTTAATAGAGTTGCTGCACAAGTACAAGCAGCCAAGCAGGGTAGAGATCCTAATCTAAATTATGGTACTAACCCTTGTTCAGAGATCATTCTCCGTGATAAACAGTTCTGTAACCTCACAGAGGTAGTAGTTCGCAATGGTGATACAGAAGAAACCTTAGCTAACAAAGTGCGACTAGCTACTATACTAGGTACATTACAGAGTAATCTAACTAACTTTCAGTTCTTATCAGCAGAATGGGTTAAGAATACGTCAGAAGAAAGACTACTGGGTGTTTCATTAACAGGTATCATGGATGCTAAAATAACAGCTAACCCTGATCCTAAACTACTAGAGAGGTTAAAAGATCATGCTAGAAGAACCAATCACAAATACGCAGACAAGCTTGACATCCCACGATCAAGAAGTATTACGTGTGTTAAACCTTCTGGGACTGTGTCTCAGCTTGTTAATAGTGCTAGCGGCATACATGCTCGTCATAACGACTACTATATAAGAACCATCCGTATGGATAACAAAGATCCTATTACTCAGTTCTTAACTGATAAAGGGGTACAAGTAGAGCCAGAACAGTTTAGACCAGATAGTACATCAGTGTTTAGCTTCCCTATGAAAGCACCTAAAGGAGCTATTACTAGGAATGACATGACAGCTATTGAGCAGTTAGAGAATTGGTTAGTATACCAACGTCACTGGTGTGAACATAAACCTTCTGTAACGATCTCCGTTAAAGATGATGAGTGGATGGAAGTAGGTACTTGGGTATGGAAATACTTTGATGAGATTAGTGGTATATCTTTCTTACCTCATAGTGATCATAGCTATGTGCAAGCACCTTATACCGATTGCAGCAAAGAAGAGTATGAAGCTTTGAAAAAGATTACTCCACAAGAAATTGATTGGACATCTTTCTTAGAAGAAGATGACTTTACTGAAGGCAGCCAAACATTAGCCTGTACAGGTGGGAGTTGTGAAATATGAGATTAACTGTTTATCCAATACTAGGAGTACACCTCGGGTTTGAGTTCACCGATGGTGTAGTTAATAATGAAGCTATCAGCTATATGTTAATAGATTTGTTTATAGTTCGTTTTCAATTTGCGTGGTATCAATAATGAGATTAGCTATTATAGGTAGTAGAAGTATTACAGACGATGCTTTAATACTGAAGTCAGTAGATAAAGTAGTTAAGGAATTAAATCCGAGTTGTGTATTGATTGGAGATGCTAAAGGTATTGATCCTACAGTAGCTCACTATGCACAGTCTCATGATATAGATATAATCAGGTTCCTTCCATATCATTTGTTAGATCCCACATCTAACTTTGATAGTAAGTATTTCTTTGTTCGCACGAAGCAACTTATAAACAATGCAGATGCTTTACTAGCAATATGGAATACACACAGTAAGGGTACAGAGTATGCTATCAAGTATGCTCAGAAGCTAGAGATTCCAGTGAAGGTAGTTAAAGTACCTCCTAAGACTCAGTTTGTCTACTCTTAACTGTCCAAAGGTTGATAGGGGGGAACGTCAGTTCCTTCCATTCAATCATTTTTTATTTTCCTTATTCCTTAATTTCTGTAATAAAATACCAATCCCTGCTAATTGAGCAGCTGATTTATTGTCTCTCATTAAAGTTTTAAACTCTTCATAAGACATATTTTTTAATTGTTCTGGTGTTTTCTTTACTAATTCTCCATATTTTTTTCCAAGATACCCTTGTTTAGCTGCATCTATAAAACTACTATACTTAACTTGCATATCACCATGTACTTTAGAAGGATTATCTAGTGATTGCTCCTTAATTCCATAAGATGATTCAGAACCAAAAGTTTTACCCGCAGCTGCTTTAATTTCTTCAGTAGTATAACCATCTTTATTTAAGTTAGTTAGCTCTGTTTTATAAACTTTAAGAGCTTGCATATCAAAATTAGTATTAAATTCTTCTAAGTTCTTTACCTGTTGATCAGTTTTAGGTTCTAAAGTATTATAGTTCTTAATCCAAATATCACGATTTTTACCCTGTTCAGTATTATAAAGTGTTGCCATAGTATCAGCATCTAATACTTGAGTATTATCAATAGGTTGCTCTACAGCAACTTGTGGTTGTGATTCATTTCTAAGTTCTTCTTGTTTAGCAATAAATTTTTGAGGATTTAAATAATCTTTAACTCCTTTCATACTATTGTTAAAAGATTCTTGAACTACTTTTAGATCTATAGCTAGACTCATTGTGTCATTAACCTTAAAATTTCCATAGCTGTTTCTTTAGTTGCTTTTACTCCATTAATTTTAGCATTTAACCTAGCAACTGTATTAAGATTTTTAGCTACTCGTTTAGAAGCAACAGAAGCATTAGAATAAAATACACCTTCATCAGTCATTTCTATTTGATTAGGCATAACATTATTTGTTATTAAATCAGCTTTAACACCTCCTAAGAAAATAGCATTCTCATTTTTAGCATCATCTAAGAAAGTTTCAGAGTTTTCTTGCATGTAATTAAACGTAGTATCAGACATATTAGTTACTGTATTTAAAAAATTACCATTATATTCATATCTATTTTTAGGATTGTCTGCATGATATTCAGCAGTTTGAAATATGTTATTATAATAACCTAACATCTCTGGAGATACTTTATTTCCTTTAATCATTCCTTCAAACACAGGTTGTAGTTCAGTAATTCCTTTTTGAATCATCTCTCCATTNTTAGTATACTGAGCAAAAGAAGGATTATCTATTGCAAACTTTTTACCTTGAATAATAGCTAGATTAATAATAGATTGCTGTCTTGCTTGTTTTTCTCCAGGAGCAAAGGAAATACCTGCTGAAGTAGATATAAACTCAAAACCTTTAATTTCTAAGTTCATTAACTCAAGAGACTCTCTGTCTTTACCTGCAAGTAATCTACCAAAGTTTTGTTGTGCTGCAATCGTAGCATTCGTATTTTCTAGTCTTTCTTTAAAAGTTTTACCTGATAAAGCATCTGAAGACTGAGAAGATAAACTATTTAAATGTTCTTTCATTAACTCATAAGCTTGTTTATTTTCATCAGTTGGAGGTAATGCTGCAATAACTCCTAAATATTTTCTAGCTTCTAAAATAGTAATATTCTTTTCTCTATCTGCTGCCTTACCATCAAGTTCTCCAGATAGTAAACGATCTTCAATGTTATTAAGTTCATTAGTAATATTAAGCATCTCGTTACTAGCTACTACGATTGTACCACCTTTAAGATTAATATCTTCTTGTAAAGCTGCAGCAGTCTGTTCATTCCTTAATGATCCATCCTCAATCATTTGTTTTACTGCAGCCCTTTCTTTATCTGCATTTTTATATTTAAGATATAATTCTTGTTTATCATCATTATCCATAAACATGGGTGTTTCATTTTTAGTTCTAAGATAGTCATCTATAATTTTTAGTCTTTCTGTTTCCGCTGCTATTTGTCGTTCATATAAAAGATTATCTTGCTTCATTAAATTAGCAATACCTCTATTACCTAGGGCTTGATTAACTCCTTTAGCAATTTCATCTGCATAAGCAGGATTTCTATTAGCTAGAGCTTGAGTATCTTTTAAAACTCTACGCTCATATTCATAAGGAGACATAACATTTTGTTCTTTTGCTTTATTATATAATGTAGTTATTTGATTAAGCTCATTCATAACTGCTTCATTATCTGGGTCATCTGCTAATTGTTGTTGTAAACTTTGTTGGTCTTGTGCTATTTGATTTAAATTAGTAGGACTCATGCTTTCATAATCATCTGCTAATTTTTGTCCTAACTCTTGAGCTTCTCCCAGAGTTTGCTGTTTATCAAATTGTACTGCTCCTTTTATAGCAGTATCAGCTACATCAAGTATACCTGCAAAACTATTATACTTAGCAGGCATAGCCTGTGGTGTTGCATAGGTAAGCCCTGGTTGATTTTGTTCTATTTTAGTTGTATCAAATGTAGCCATTTTTAATTTCCTTGTTTATAAGCATCGTTAGCATCTAACATCCAAGCTTCCATTTCATTTAATTCCTCAATTGAGTCAGGGAATTTACGTGATAAGGTTGCTTTAAGAGTTCTAATTTGTTCTATAGTACTGTCACTATAATAAGGGGCATCATATTTAAAGTCTTTTTTAAATTCTCTATAGAATTTCTCAGCAAAAGAAACATCTTGTTGAGCAATCATAGTTAATGCTTGATCCATAAACTCATTATGTTCTAATGTATTAGTAACTAATGTTCCTTTATTTAATTTAAATTTCCAAACAACTAAAAATTCTTTAACCTCGTCTACTTCCATTGGTTTATTACCTCTGGATTTGCGATAAATTTGAACAGCTCGTTTAGCTTCAGCTCTAATATCTGCTTTTTTATCAATGTTTTTACCTGTTTGATCCCAAAGCATTGTTGTCCTAGAATCAGGAGCACTTAATAAAGCCTTCCAAATTTGTTCACCTGAGGTAGTTTCTAATCCTGTATCAGCTCCCGTTTTAGTTATATCAGCAGTCCACTCATCTGTTAAAGCACCAAAGATTAATTTTTCTGCAGCACTAAGGAAAGGAATCATATCTGTAATAACAGCCTTAGTCATTCTCATTTTTTCTGCAGAAGAAAAAGCATCAGAATTATTACTATATACATCAAATAATAACCTAATTGCTCCATTGTCACCAAAGATTTTTTTATAAAAAGCTACAGAAGCACCCATTTCTTTTGTATCTATTGTATCTCCTTTAGCACTAGCCAGCATCCTAAGAAAATTAGATATAGGACCTAATGGAGAATTACCATGAACACTTAATACCTCTCCAGGAACAACAAAAGTTTCCTTACCTAAGTACTTACCATAAGCATTAGCAATTTGATATGAAAGATTTAGTTTACCAAAGTACTCACCCCAAGTTCTCATGTCAGGATCTTCATGTTCCATTAAATAACTACGTAAATACTTATCTACATTATATAAACTAGAACCATATATTGCAAAATCAGCAGCCAATAAAGCAGCTCTTTGTTTTCCAGTAAAAGGAGTTGCTTGAGCATTCCAAGTTCTTTCAGACATCTTTTGTGAAAAAGAGGTAAATAAACCTAAGTACCTTAAAGGTAAGTTGCTTTGCCAACCAAATGCCATAGAGTTATTCATACCACCTGCAAGTCTATTTGCATCTAAAGCTATCTGTGATAAAGCTTCAGGTGTTTTCCAACTTCTCTTAGGATTCATTTGTTTAAATTGCTCTAAAGCAACCATCATAAATAAATCTCTGTTAATTGTTTCACCAAATTCAAATCCTATTTCACCAGCTTTTTGTGCAGTTTTTTCTAAGTACATTAAAGGGTTTAAATAAGATGCTGTATTAACACCACGTAAACCAGTAAGATTAGTGCCAGAGGTAGCACCTAATTTAGGCAAGGTATTTATACCAATTCCTTGATTGTATACATGATCTCTTACATTATTTAAACCTGATTTTTCCATAGCATTAATAATAAGAGCATACTCTTCATTTGTATACTTAGTAAATTTTCCTGTTGTAACATCAATGCCTAAGCCTGAATCTTTTATTGCTTTTTCACTAAGGTCCCAATAGCTATCTATATGTTTATTTAAGTCACTAGTACCCTTTTTCATATTACGTTGTAATGAAATTCTTTTTGATGTTATAGTCAACGCATGAGTATAAAGTCTAGCCATTTGTATAGGATTACCATTAGAAACAACAGCAATAGGTCCTAAAGAAGCTAATGATTGTAGAATAAACTGTTTAACAGGTCGCATTATAATCCATAGGGAAGTAATAGGTCTTAAGGGAGCTCCTGCTACAGAACCTGGATGACGTTGAGCATATCTACCTTTACCAATAAAGTATTTACCTGCCTTAGTTTGACCAGCTGTTGCATCAGCAATTTCAGCTAATGTCCCCCCTAGCCAACCTACAATTCCAGCTATATCTCCTCTAGCTTTACCCATTTCATAAATATAGATTTTATCCCATATTGCTAGAGCATGATTATAAACATCACTATGCCCTGCTACCTCTTGTATTTGATCTCTACTAGGAAATCTATCTTCAATCCTACCTAAACCTTTTTGAGATACATTATCTTTAGGTGCTATTTTTATATAAGGATTATTATTCATAAAAGCATTAACAAACTCTGCTTTTAATTGTCCTGTACCTACTATATCCATTACAGCAGCTCCTGTAGTCTGAGCTGTTTGAACTAATGTAGAATAAGGATCACTTTCTAATTCATATTTTAAACCATTACGTAAGGACTCATTTGTTTTTAACTGATGTCTTTGTATTTCCATATCAGCCATTTCACCTAAGTCTTTATTATTCCGTCTTTTTAATTCTGATACTAAGTCAACCTCATAAAAATAATTAGCATTATCTAATGTATTCATATAAGCTATAGCATCTTTTCGTGATTGAAACATAGCTATAGTTTCACTAAATTCAGAGAGGTCTCGGATAGCTTTTGCTCTATCATTAGAGTAATCTATTTGTCTACCATTTTGTTTAAATCTAACAGGATACTGTCTTACTACAATACCTTCATTATGTATTTTAGGAACATAGCCTTTAACTTGAGGACTTAAATCTCTAGGTAATGGTCCTGCTTTAACTGTACCAAATACACCAAAGTTATAATAGTTTCCATCAGGAGCTAAGAACTTTTTAGAAAGTTGATGAATTTGTTGTTGAGGCATCCCTGTACCATCTTGTACATAATGAGTAGCCTCTTTATTTAGATTATTTGATTTATGTAATATTGGTTTATTACTATTAAAATCCCATACTTCATAGTTTGCAACAATACGTTGAGCATTGTCAGGAACAAAATTAATAAAGTCATCTGCAGGTCTAAATGTAAACGTATCCTTTACAGGCATAGGCATACGTTCTTTTGTAATAGGATCTATATAATAAAAAGAACTGTTATATCCTTCATCTTGTAGTACTCTTCTAGCAACTTGTTGTCTCATTTGATGTAACTCATTAGTTACAATTCTAAATGATTGTACAGCTGTTTGAAACTTTTGTACTTGATCATACCTAAGATTAGCTTCACCAAGAACTCTACCTATATCTCCACCTGATAACATGTCTTTTTGATTTCTACTCATGTATATTAAAAGATCAGAGAATTGATTTTGTTCTTTAGTCGTCATTTCTTTTTTATAGATTTGATTTAATCTTGTTAATGTATTATTAAAAAAGGATTCTTTTGCTAGATCTTGAGAGAAAAAAGCATCTTCCATTTTCTGAGCAAACTTTCCATAAGGCGTAAAGATATCTGAAACTATTCCTTTAGTAGTAGAACTAGAAGTTTTATTAAACAATGTTCTTAGTAATACTCCTTTTAACCCAGTATATCTATCTTTAGGAGTTTCTTTCATAGATCCAAAGAAAGCATCATACAAATCTTTATCTCGTTTCCATTCAATACGATAAGTAGAAGTAGGTCTCATTTCTTGAGGAACATCATCAAAGTTTCTAAGGTAATTATCTCTATCTAGTTTAGCTACCTCTGCACCATCTATTCTTCTTACCTCATTTAAATTACTATCTAATTCTATAATTGTTACTTCTTTGTTTGCTAGTTTTGCATCAACACCAGCTTCTTCTACTAATGATCTTTTTAATTCAGTTGCAGATACTACAGCATCATTTAAAGTAACATAGTCTGATGTAGAACTCTTTCTAAAAATTAATCTTGTTTCAAATCCTAAAGGAACAGGTTCAAATACTGAAAAAGATTTAGCAGGAACTAAGGGTACTCTAGGATTAATACCATTAAGACCACTTGATATAGTTTCTAACTCTACTAATCGTTGTGGTATATCTCTAGCTCCTTCAGGCATAAAGCGTTTAGTAGCATTCATTTCTGATATAAGTTTTAATTCTCTAAGTGCAGCACTATCAACTAACCATCCAGGATTATTTAAATTAAAGATATTTCCATTAGCATCACTAAAGTATTGTATTACAGTTCTAGGACTCCAACCAATAGTTTGTTCACCAGTATTATTTAAGATAGTATCAAAGACTTGCATTGTAGGATCTTCTAATCCAGCTTCAATTAAGTTAATACCTTTCTTAGGATTAGTTACCATAGTTGTAGCAAGAGGAGTATTAGCTCTAATTTGTACCTCTCTTGATGCAGGAATGCTAATAGAAGTTACTACTTGAGGAATGTTTGTTGTATCTAACTTAGTATTGTCTAATTGTTTAATTAATGCAGCACCTGGCTTACCTACCACTACTTTGTTTTTAAGGTTTACAGTTCCTTTATATCCTGATTTAATTCCTTTAGGTCCGAGAATACCTATCAGTATATCAAGAGGGAGTGATACTAAAGCAGGATCATTTGGATTAACGTACTCACCAACAGCTTGAGTTGTTTCAGCAAGACTTGATAAAAGTTTTATTGATATAGTATTGTTTAAATTTTCATCATCTACACCAAAAACTTCATTAAGAAATTCTTTATAAAATTGTGCCCAAGAAGCACTTAATGTTTTATCGTTAGGATCATATTCACCTGAATTTCTTTTAGTAGTATAATCATATAAACTTGTTAAAGTACTGAGAGCTTTTCCATACTCAGTTTCATCAGCCTCTAATATTTTACGAGCTGCTGCAACTTTTTTAGGATCTAATGATCCAGTACCCTCTTTCATATAATTTATAATTAAACTACCTGCTTTAGCTACAGGAGTTTGTATACTATTAGGATTATAACTTTGTTGACCAAAGTAAGCACCAAAAGAATCTAATATATCTACTATCCATTTAAATCCTTGACCAAAAATCATATCTGATATAGCTAGAGGTTCTGAAATTACTGCATCAACAATAGTATTACCATCATACTTATTTAATTGTTCTACTTGCTGATCAAAAGATTTACTAGAAGGTTTAGGATTCTTTTGTTCTTCTACCATATTTTGATAGGATTGATCCCATGCTGCTGCTACATCTAAATCATATTCTTTATTATCTTGAGCTATTAAAGTTTCATCATTTAAATCTTTACCCGTTTCCATAAGATATTCATTACTTAATTTCTGTTTATATCTATCACGTAGAGTAGGTTCAAACTTATTTTTATATAAATAATTTTCAAGATACTGACGTTTACTAGATCTTTCCATTTCAGGATCTAATAATATATTATTAATTAAGTCTTGGTTTTCTTTATTATCTTCTTGTTGAAATTTAAATTGAAGAGATTCTATAAAGGAAGATTGCCCTTTTTGTTGTGCCTCTTTAAGAATATTTAAGTAGGTATCAACAGGATTTTCAGACTCTGATAATATAGAAGCATAATAAGCATCATTGTTATTTACAAGTTGAGGCTCAGGAGGTGCTTCATATGGAGCACCATTTGAAAGATTAACTTCTGGAATTGTTATACCATTTAATTCAGACATTTATATCCTTAGCTTTTAAAAATATTACTAATACCTTCAGCATTAGTCAGTAATGTACCACCTAGAGTACTAGCATCAGACCACATACCACTTTTACTTGCTGAAGTATTAGCTTGTGATCCTGCATTAGCAGCGGCTACATTAAATCCAGTAATTTGATTACCTACATCTTGAGCTACATTAATGTTACCTAAGTTAGCAGAGGTTTGTGTACCAATAGAACCAATAGCACCAGTGTAAGAAGATGTACCTCCAGAGCCTAATGCACCCATACTACCTTCAATTTGTCCTTGTTGAATACGTCCTTGTCTAATACTAGATAATCTACCTCTCTTTTGTAGTAACTGATTGTACCTATTTCTAGCTTCTTCTGCTTTATTTTGTTGTGTTACTTGCTCTCTTTGGAAACCTGATTGTTGACTTGCATACTTTTGAGATTGAATATTACTAGCTACATTTATACCTAGACCACCTACTTGCATAGCCGTTTTAAATCCTTCACTACCTAAAAAAGTACCGAAAGAACTAGATTGAAGACCTGCAAATGGTCCAACACCTGCTAAACCAAAACCAGTAGCTATTGCGGCTATTGGCAATGCTACCTTTGCTATTTTCTTAACTGCTTTACCCATTTTAAATCTCCAATACTGTTAAATAATTTAATATACCATCTTCTGTTAGAACAATACCTCCAGGTACTTCTTTTGCTCCAAACACAATGTTAAACTTTCTTTCTTTCTTTGAAGCACAGATACCATAAACCTTCTTAATACCCTTGTCCCTTAACTTTTGTTTTGCTATTTCTAAACCTTTTAAATATCTTTTAAACTTAGTATGACTCCAAGAAAGACACTCTATGTGCATTTCCCAGTTATCCAGTGCTTCATTCCAGGATATTCCAATGAATCCATTATCTGGTTCTTCGTACAGTATTTCCATATTATTGTGTTGTTAACATAGTTACTGGATGACCCCATCCTAGTAATCTCATATCCTTACCAAATTCAGAATAGATATAAAGGCTTAAACATTTACCTGATCCTCGTAGTTTATTCTTAGTAACTACCATAGAGTCTCCACTAGCAAAGCTACCTGCTCCTGAAGGAGTATAGTTTCTTAGTATCTTATAGGCTTGGAAAGGATTACCCCATTTTCCATTAGCATCGGAGTTTGCCCAACCCCATTGAGCTTGTACTTGAGCACCAGATTGATTAGTAAATACTAAATCATCTCCTGATAATACAAATCCATCTTCAGTTCTTTGGAAGTAAAAGAAAACATAGGGTATTTGTTTTTCTCTCATAATGTCACCAAACAACTCATAACCTGTAATTAAGTAACTACTAAAGTTAGCACCAACACTATCCTTAGTCTTCCAATCTACAAAGGTATTATCATTGTATTCAGACAGGGTAAAAGATGTACCATCTATAGTTAAGAAACTGAATTGGGAAGATCTACTAATAGCTACATCATCATCTACAACTACAGTATCTCCTGCTGTTACTAGTACAGTATCTGTTCCTGCAACCACAGTCTCTTCTTGTTCATTTACAGAGTATCCTGGAATATCTACATAGGCTGCTACATAAGGAGAACTTCCTATTACATCAGATATTTCATTTTTATACCAAGCAGTTAAGGTTAAATCATATATTAATTCTTTGTTATATTTATTAACATAGTTTAGAGTATCATAATTTACACTATCATTATAGAGAAATCTAACTCTGTTTTCTTTCTCATCATAGAAACCTCTAGCATTATTCTTACCTGCTTCTGGTATTTCTAAGTAAAGCTTTTGAATAGAAGTTAATGATATAGATTCTGCTGCAAATCGTCCTGAAGCTGTATCAGGTTTAAGTAAGTATATACCTGCTCTTGACCAGTAGATAAAGTTACCATTAACATTAACAATTGCTTTAGGATTAAATACACCATTAGTAGAAATCTTAGAAGCTTGGAAAGAGGTTGCAATAAACCCTCCAGTATCTCCATAGATCTCCCATATGCCGTTTTCTGCAAAGACTAGTATAGATGCTTGCGAAGCAACAATTCGTACAATACGAGTGATCTCAGGTATCTGTATGGAGCCACCATCAGTATCTATTAGATCATTAATACCTGGATCAGTAGGATCAGCTTCTTGGTAACAAGTTCCTAAGTCATTATCATTTCTAATAACTTTTGAAAAGAAAATATAACCAGAGTAGTTAGGTGATCTTGCATCTCCATTAGAAACAGTAGAATCTATGCCTGCATAAAATAATCGTTGTGCATAAGAGGTAACACTAGTAATTGTACCTTGTTCTTGATCTAAAGGTAAACCAGTAGTAACATCTGACTTAGCCATCCTAGATGTACCTCTATTAAAAGCATCAATAATAAATGAGCCTTTAGCAATCTGATAGTTAGACTGAGAGTTCTTAACTAGAGTATCTGGATCATACTTCTCATAATCAGCAGAGGCAGTATTAGATATTTTACCTAATGTCCAGTTATCTGCATTACTAGGATATTGTGCAATTTTTGTAAACGTATAAGTTATCGCATCAGCACCAGTACTAGTAACAATGTTCTTGTTCCACCCTTGGTTACGCAAGTTATATTTGTGTTCAGGGCTTAATGTTGTAGGTCTAGTATCTAAGAATAAGTTATCTTCTACACCATAAATATCTCTAATTTCAAGAGTAATCTCTGATTGAGTTACAGCACCTGTAGTAGGTTCATACTTAAGTAAAACAGGTTTAGCTAAATCTTTAGAAACAATAATACAGTTGTTATTAATAACTGATGTTTCAATGTTACTATTAGCTAATCCTGCAATAGTAATAGCAGCACCACTATTCTTAAGATTAGAAGATGGAGAAGGTGTTAACAAATCCATAAACCAAAGTTTATTATTAACTCGTACAATACCTAATGATACTGTCGTATCTCCACCAGGACTTTCCCATTGATGAAATGATTGTTTACCTTCTTTTATATCAGTAGCAGTAAAGCCAGTAGATGTCAAGGTATAGTCTGATTCATAATCAACACCCAAACGTCTATATCGTGAACCATCACGATTAAGAACAAAGTTAGCTTCGTCTACGGAAGCATTCTCTGGAAATGTTAATTGATTTGCTTCAGTAATAAGTCCCTTAACAAAGGACCTAAAAGCCTTTTCACCCTTCTGAGCCATTCTATTCCTCTATTGTAATAGCTTCTTTCTTAGCCTGTTTTTTCTCGTAACGTACCTTAGCTTTCTCTGCTTCATTTAACTTAGGTTCTTGTTTATTTGAATTAACATAAGTAGCTACTTGTGTATCTACAAATGAAAGTGATGTAAACTTACCTTCTAGTGACTTAGGAATCTCTCCACCTCCACTCCATTGTAATACGTAATGTGATGTACCTGGTTGAATTACTGCTTGTAAATCCATAGTACCATTTGTTTTATAACTCTTTGCAACATTGGTCATGTTTATCCTTATTTTTATAAATATTTATTTTGCATAGAGGTCATTGTTACTAANCCTCTAGCTTTTCTTTTTAGTACTTGGTTTCTTTTTATCCATTCTATTTACACTTGAAGGTGTATTCTTACTTACTAATGCTGGATTAACAGGAGCTTTCTTTTTAACTGCTGCACTACCAGGAACAGAATTACCTTTAGTATTACGATTAACCTTACCCATATCAGGACCTACAGGTTTAAGTTGTGTAGGAGTATAAGCATTACCATCCATTGTACTGGCAGAAGGTTTAGTTGTTTTTTTCATGTAAGAAGGAACATTCTTTTTATCTACAGTATTAGGAATATCTTTAGCAGAGCCTTCTCCTCGTTGAGGACCAGCAACAACTTTTACTGTATCTGTTTTAAAAGAAGTAGTTTTTCTTCTACGTTTTTGCATTCCTTTTACTGCTTCTCTAATAGCCATTACTTCTTTCTCCCTGTTTTTGTTCTAAGTTGTTTACTAAAACTACCTGGTATATTCTTAAACTTTGTACCATCCATTGTTGTAGATATACCTCTNTTTAATTTCTTCTTCTTTTTTGCACCATAGACATCCCCTTTAATAAAGGGAGCTGTATTACTTGTTAATGAACTCAATAGTTAGGTGTCCTTTTAGTTGCTCTGTTTCTACCATAGTTTGGATACTTAATACCTTTCTCAATCTTAAAAGCATCTTGACTCATTCGTCTTCTTTGACTAACAGAGATCTGCTCTGCTTTTTGATTAGCCATTTGTTTAAGAGTTAAGAATGCTGCAGACTTTGCTTCATTCAGTAAGTAAGTAAACATCTGTACTGGTAAGTCAGGAGTAAAAGTATCTGATAAAGTAAATGCTATAGAACGCTTACCCCAGCATTGTGTTTGACTGTTTTGTAATGTAGTATCTACAGTATTAATTAGTGAATCAAATACTAGAGTTACATCATCAAAAGACGTAAAGTATTGTGGTGCTTTATCAGTAAGTATATTAAGATTAATTCCTGTGCTATCTACAACTACTTGTATGTTATCTGCTTGACTATCTCTACCATCTAAGATATACATAAAGTCTTCAGGACTCTTGTATTCAACTAATTGATATAAGTTTTTATCTGAAACACTTGTTCTACAATTATACTTAATCCATTTTAAGTCTATAACATCTTCTGGTAATGACATATGAGTAGGGCGTGTAGCAGTACCACTAGCATCCATCTGGAACAATTCATATAAAAAAGCATAGTCCTTACCATCAATAATATTGTAGTAAGTTGTCTTAATTATCTGAGCTACTTGTAATGCTTCAACACTATCATTAATACTATTAATTTCATCTGAATCCATATCAGACATGATGTCTTGTGTCATTTCAAGTAAAGTTAACTTAGCCATTATTTTTTAGTTCCTACAATTGAAAGTTGTATAGAAGCATATAATACTGTAGTTGCTCCATCTGCTTTAGTAAAGATTTCTAAGTAATCATTTGTTGATAATTCAGTAAAGCCATTTAAAGTAATAGATCCCCAGTTAGAGGTGCTTAATGTTCTAAGAGATCTTGATCCTACAATAGCACTTCCATTTTTATATAATGCCCATTCTACTTCTTTATTAGATCCTGAAGCTTGCTCAGTAGATAAAGATATTAAAACATTAGCAGATATAGTTTCAGTACCATCATAACGTATTCTTGTATTAGGAGAGGTTAGTATAGTAAATCCATTATTTTCACTAGCATTAAGTGAATTATTTAAGACTGTATCAGATGTTGTAGTACTATGAGTATAAGCAGGAGTAGTAGAATCAAAACCTGTATAAGCTCCTAAGTTTCTACTTAAAGGTGTCCAAGCACCTGAAGCTGAACCATTAGCAACATACACAGTATTATTTGCAGCTGTGGCTACTCCCTTGGGCTCATGCAGATCTGCACCTGTAATTGTTGAATGTTGTATGGTCATGTTATTTCCTGTATTAAATTAGGGAGATACACTCCCCCGAAGGGGAGCTATCTCGTTGTATTACACGTCGTATTTAAATTTAACTACGACTCTAGCAGAACCTGCAGTATAAGTACCTGTAGTTGCTGCTACTAACTGTCCAGCATTAGCACCAACAGTAGTGCCTACTAAAGCACCATCGCCAGCAATAACTTTATTAGCAGTTAAAGCTGCTGTTAGTTTAGCTTCTACTAAACCATCTGCATCAATTGCAACACCTGCTGGTGTATATAAACCAATAGTTAGGTTAGTACCACCAACCCAAGCATCGTCTACATACAAAGTAGCTTCAACAACAGAAGCATTTGCAGGTATAGTTTGTGCAAGGTTACTATTTAGTGTTGCTGAAAGATTGTCGTAGCTAAATGACCACTCCGCACTTTTAACAATACCCTCTTTTGTAGATTCTTGACCACCTAATGAGTTATTAGATGTACGAACCCCGTAGTGACTTGCTACGCCCCTGATAGGAGCTAATTCAATAGTCATATTATATCTCCTAGTAAGTTGAGTCGTCAGTTAAAATCACACCCAGTGTATCAGCACGCTGAACACCGAAACCAAAACGAGAAGTAACTTGATATTTATCAGCTCTTTCTTCGTTGTCTCTCCAACCTTCTGTTTGCGGAGCTCGTCTCCAAGCGTGCATAACAGGTTTGCAAGAGTCATCAGCTACGCACATAAATACGTTAGCTTTATCACCAATCTCTGCAGTGTCATTAGCAAGATCATAAGTAGATCCGTCAATTACTTCTGTTGCAGTTAATGATGGTAGGAAGTTAGAAGTGTAAATATCCCAACCCATAATGTTTCTTACGAAACGATGATCTCTAGCAAAACCTTCGTTAAGAACACCTTGGAATTGCGGAGTGTTATTAACTACTGATGTTTGAGAAATCAATGAGTTTAGTGTAGCTTCTACAATAGGATCAACAATAGCTATACGACCTGAAGCAGGTGCATTAGCTTTGTCAAATGCTAGTTTCATAGATACAAAGTCAGCTAGAACGATGTTACGTGATGTTCCACCAGAACCACCAGCTACCCATCTATGTGGACGACCATTGACTAAGTTAAGATTAGCTGCAGTTTGACCATTGTTAGCTGTGCCTAAGAATCGTCCTTCATGGTTTTCACCAAGAGCACGTGTTGATTCCATTGCACGCATAGCCATCAATGTGTCTACTTGTGAACCATCTTCACGAAGATCATCAGATACTTTCCAAGCATCACCAATGTAGTCAGTGATAGTTAGGTTAATAGTACCTGTGTCAATGTTTGTAAAGTTTAAAGGTGTATCCTCTGCTGCATCTTGAAGTGTTACAGTACCAACTGTTTTAATGTTGAGTGTTGTACCTGAACCGAAGTCTGTTACATCACGCCACATACCTTCTGGTAATAAGTAGTCATGTAAGTTATCAAGAATAAACTGAGAATACTGCTGAGCCTCAATAAAGGCAGAAGTATTACTTGTCAGTTGTGACATTTAAAAGTCTCCTAAGACTGTTGTTTAATTTTAGCTCCAGCATTACCCCAAGCAGCTAATAAGTCTTTCGTAGAACCCCCTGCTACCTTTGCAGATAGTATTGCAGGAGTTGTTTGATTACTTAAAGCTTGAGTATTAACATCACTTTCAATAGAACCTGAAGGTGCTTTAGCAAGACTTAATCCTGCTGCTTTTAATACTACTTTAGGGCTTGCTGCTGCAAGCTCATTTAGTTGTGCAACGGATAGTCCCAAGTCATTAGCAATAGAGTTGTAAGTCTTTTCAGCTTCTTGACCATACTGACTAGTAAAAGCTTTCGCTACCTGATCAGCATTAGTTTTAGCCTTAGCTTGTTTTTCTCTAATACTTAATGTTTGATTAACTAAATCCATTACGCTATCTTGATTAAGTTCCCCTACTGGCATTGTCGTAGCTGTCGGTTGAACTCCAGACTTGATTTCATCTATAAGTTCCTGAGTAGTTCTTCTCTTAGATAATTCTTCACGTGCTTCAGCTAACTCAGACTCTAAGGTCTCAATATGCTTCTGAGCATGAGGAACAGATTTAAGAGCATCTTCTGGACTCTGGTACTTTTTGCCTTCACCAACTAACGATTGAACTTCGGTCGGAATTTCAAATGTCTTTGGTGCAGTATCTTGTTGTACAGCTTCGTTGGTACTCTGCTCTACAGGTGTTTCAGTTGCTTGTTGTACTTCATCATTCATGTTACTATCTCCTTTGGTCAAGGTAATAAGTTGTATAGTTTTGTTAAAGCTTTTTGGACACCTCTATGATAAGCTTGATACTCATTGTAAGCAGGTAGTTTGAATGTTTCTTCATCTATACACTTTCTTTGAGATACTCCTACTTGATCTTCAAGATAACCTTTTAACTCTTCAATAACTTGTTTCTTTGTTAAAGACTGTGCTTTATCACTTTTTAAATCCATACTATAATTATACCATATTTTTAAGTAAAAGTCAAGTAATACTTGACCTATGTATTACATCTCAGGAGGCATTTGCCCCTCTACTTGCTGAATCTGTTGATCCACCATTTGCTCTTCCATAGAAGGAGCTGCTTGCTGAGATTGTAAATCTTGTTGAATCTGCATTTTAATCTTTTCTTGCTCTCCTGCTTCAAATAATGCAGCATTATCTTTAATAAATCCATATTTATCAAAACCCATATACTCCTCTACCATTTCGGCTAAATGTTTAGGTGATACATGTGGAGCAATCATTTGACCAATTGGGCTATTAAATACACCTAGAATGTTCTGTAGTAACTGTGCTCTAGCTGCATAGTGTCTAGCACCTATAGGTCTAATCTTACCACGTGCGGTTAAATCCTCTTTAGTAATAGATAAGAAGTCTTGTACACCAAAGTCATCATCATAGACTTTAGCTAACTCTGGTAAGTTAAGATTCCGTTTAGCAGTTTCTAACATCATGTTAAGAATAGGTTCTAGGAACTCAATCTCAAACTGATTAACTTTATTTTGGAATATTCTACCAGCAGCATTCTGTAATGACTGTACTTCAAAGGCTGTCTTCTCTCCTGGAGTTCTGATACCCATTGCTTCTTTAGGAGCACCTGCCATTTCTTCCATGGTATTCATTAATGCTGCTAGCTCGTTGTTAACTTGAAAAGCTGCAGGGTTAGGTGGTAACATTTGTATATCACCATCTTCTTGTAAATGAATAGTTACCTCAGGACCCCAAGTAAATGGATCTACTTCACCTCTAACTACCATAGGGGGATGGATAGTTAAGTCTAGTGCATCTGCCTTAGCATTCTCTAGATGGTCAATACGATACTGTAAACCTACTAGGTTATCTAGTGGTCCCATACCATATAAGTTATCAGGACGTTTTCTCCATGCTACATGAGCTTTGCTGTCATGACCAATGTAACTAGGATTCTCTATGTTTCTTAGAATATAAGATCTGTCAATGATTGTTATAAGTCTATTCTCATAGAGTTTATCTTCATCTTTATCATACCAATCACCTTCAAATTCTAGTATCTCTACCATACCTGATTGATAGTATTCTTGTAGTGTACCAAAGCCATCAGCTATAAATGCTTCTGCTTTGTTTACATCCTCTACTCTAAACATAGAGATAGTTTTTCTAATGTCTACAGCTTTATTAAATGCTGCTTTATTATAGTTTAAGTCAGGACGGGTAGTTAGTTGTTTTTTGAGTTCACCTATAGAGGTTACTTTTCTAGTAAACTTAGGTGACTTAGCAAAGGAAGATGCTACAGGATTAAAGACAAGATCAAATGGAGATATTCTTTTTAGTTTAGGACCATTATAAGTTGTAATAGTTTCTTCAGTAATAGGATCTACATGAGAATCATTAACATACATAACCTCACCAAACGCATTACCATAGTCTATATAGTCATAAACAAGTAAACTAATCTCTTCTCTAAACTTAGACTCTTTGAGTTTAGTCTTCATGTAAGCTTCAATAGCTTTACGTTTTTTCATGGTAGTAGCTTCTTGCGTAGCCCCTTCCCACTTCATCCAGTTGTCATTAGGAAACAAAGCATCCATGTAGTTAGCATGTAAATTATCTCTAATCTGTGTTAACTTAGGAAGAGTAGTTTTGTTTTTCCAAGGAAGAGAACTATTAGACGTAGTTGTAGTATCAGTAGCAAAGAGATAATTTCTTAACTCTCTCCATTCTGATTCTTTATTATTTCTTTGAATCCACCATTGGTTATATAATCCAGCTAGTGTCTTAGCTAAGTTCTCTGTACCAATTGCTTGTTCTATTTGTGCTACTTCACCTGCCATATTATTTCCTTAATGTGTTATGCCACCAAATCTACTATGGGTTGGTAATGGCTTACTCAAACTTAAACCCTGGTTTGCTCTTACTTTTGGAACTAAAGATATAGCTATTGCATTAGATAAAGCATCTTTAATATCATCATGAGGTGGATGTACCATTACTAATTCTTCTTCTAATGTTTGGCAGTTACCACCCTTGTAGTGCCATATCTGTAAGTTATCATATTTAGGCTCTAGTACAGAACCTACTCGTTGTGCTTTATCTCCTAGATGTCTTGTAGGTCTAAACTCATCTATTGACAAAGGTATTCCATTAGGTTTAAGGTAACTATCTTTTAGTTCTTTTACAATTGTTTGTTGTGCTACAGTAATTTCTGCACGTATCTTTCTAAATCCCCATTTTTCCCATGACTGTAATATGTGTTTATAGTAATCTACAATCTTTTCTGTTTTAAATCTGTCTATGTCTAAGATATAATAGTTTGCTTGGTGATCAACACCTACTACTACAAGAGCAGTGTAATCTGCTTGTTTTCTTAAACTAAACGCAAAGTCAATTGCTGCATAGATGTTTAGTTTTCTATCTCTAATATACCAGTCACCCTCTTTATTTTGTAAGACTGACTTATCAAAGTACTGAAAGTTATCTTTATTAATTCTAGCACTTTCTGTTGTATTAGGATCATTATAGTACTGTGCAAAGAATTGAGTCTGATCTATGTACTTAGCTTTAATCCTTGCTAGTTCTTTAGCATCAAAACCAAAAGTCTTACCATCAGCTCTTGTTCGTTTTGCCCAGAGAAACTCTCCGTCTATCTCTACTACTTTTTGAAAGAGCTCATATACCTCATGTTCAGTTTCATCTTCATCATCTGTAGCATAATAAACCTCTTTCATGTTTATCATAGTATCATAAATGTCCCTAGGGTGATATCTAGTACCAACAACCCACTCAAAAGCACCAGGATTTTCAATAGAAGCAAGTTGAGAATAAGCTGCTGATACTTTTTCTCTTCCCTCTTCTGTATACGCATTACCAGGGACAACAATATCATCAAGAACAACAACGTCAGCATGGAACCCAGTAGTATTTGAGGTAAGTCCAACAGCTTTAACAGTAGCATCTCGTATTCCTTCTAGTTTACGTTGTGGATGATCAACTGCTATCTCTGCTACTGCCCATTTTTCCCGTTTACCTTCTTCAGGATGAATCATATCGGACCAGTATCTACGATATATCGGTGAGTCTATTATCTGTTTTATTGCATAGAGTTGTTTCTCTGCTAAATCTGCTGTTGCTGATACATAGAGTACTGTTGTTTCAGGATGCTTAGTAATATGCCAAGCTGTTCTATAAGCAACCAACTTACTCTTCATATGTCCACGAGGAAGTAAGACTAATTGGTTATCTTTAGCTTCTGATCTAGCCCACCAAGTAATTAACTCTTCATGTATTGCTCCAAATAATATATGAGGAGCTACTAATTTAATAAATGTGAGTAAGTCTGCTTCAGCAGCTTCTCTGATTTGGTCAATCTGAGACATATTATCCTTTTCTATACTTTGCTGTTTTCTTAGCTATCTTTTTAGGAGTAGCCATTATGATTTTTTATGTCTGTTAGCAAAATTGCGTGCTGCTTCTACTGAACCAAAACCCCAAGCTTTTAATGCTAGTGCTTTACGAGTAGGTCTACCTTTCTCGTCTTTCATAGGTCCCTTCATTCCTGCAAACCTTGCTGCAAAAGATACACGTCTAGGATTAGTTCCTGACTTAACGGGAGGTTTAAGATTAGATCCTTGTGCTTTTGCACTAGCTCTACCTTTAGCATTCAACCCACCTTTAGGATTCTGTCCTTCTTTTCTAGTCCATGCTGGTGATTTAGCCATTACTTTTTCTTTGCTTTTGGTTTAACATGTGTATGTCCTTTAGCTTTTAAGTCCAAATGTTTTTTCTTAGTAAATGCCATTTGTCCTTTACCTGCTTTAGAGTACATCATATGAGGCTTAAATTTTTTATCTTCTGCCATACTAATAAGCTTTTTTCATAGGTGCTTTCTTTTTCATTACTTTCTTTTTAGGTTTTTTATTTCCAGGAATTCTTACCGACATAATTAGTTTCCTTTTGCTAGTTGACCTCCAAAGTAAAACTCTATAATCAGAGTTGCCCATTGGAAGATTTCATCAAATTTATACAATCCTTTTACTGTTTCAAAGGTTGTACTCCCACCTACTTCAAATAGTCCTAAAAAACTCCATCCTTCTGTTACTACAGGTATAACTGTTTCTATATTAAATACACCAGCTAAAGGATAGATAGCTACTAATGCTAAAATAACAATAATAAGAAATCGTCTATTCCATGCTGCCATTCCTGATTCTTTACTTGCTGCTTCTCTTGCTGAGTCTATCTGTATCTTTTTAGCAGACATTGCTTGTAGCATAAGACTTTGTTGTTCATGAGCTTGTTTAGATTTAATTGCTGCTAGTTTAGCAAAGAATCCTAAAGCTATGGGTATAATATGTGTTATAATTCCTGTCATAGTTTACCTATTACTACAGCAACAACAATAGCTCCGAAACCAGTCATACAACCCCAGAGAAGTTTGTTAATCATAGACTCTAAACGATCAAGTCTATAATGTA